CGGAAAGCAATTCTATCATACTTACCTAGTTTAACAGTCAGACCAGTCTCTTCAGAAAGAGTATCGTCTGATGTTATTGAAGTATCAGCAGTTAGAATTTGAGTTGATCTTGTACCAGGTACATAGACAACTGAACCGTTTGTAGAGTTAGCGTTAAAAGACATTGTTTTTTAAAAGTGTATAGGTTGATTACCCTGACGTACTGTTCCGCAGTACAGGGTTAGAATTTAGAAGCTGAATTTAGCTCCGATTTTTGTACCCCAAGCATTGTCATCTGACGTATCAGAATCAGCAGTGAGTACTGCCAGCTCACCATAGAAGTCAAGCTTCTCGGTGGCAGCTATTGTTGCACCGACCTTACCAGAAAGTCTGTTATCTGAATCAGCGCCATCTGTGGCTACGACT